CGTTAATGAAGCCCGAGCAAGAAAAGCAGAATTTTTTAAAACTGACGAATCCGGTTTTCTGGAGCAGCTGCGCCGGGAACTGCATAACTTTTTAAAACTTTGTGCAAAGCTTGGTTTGACTCCATGGGTTAGGTTAAACGTTCTCTCAGACGTGGCATTCGAAAAACACGGGATTCCGCAAGAATTCCCGCAGCTCAATTTTTACGACTATACAAAACGAGCAGCTCGGCTTTTAAAAACTCCGCCTAATTACCATTTGATGTTTAGTTATAGCGGCGCGGCTAAGTATCACAACCAAGTTTTAAAAGCTTTTGAAACCGGCGTTCCTATTGCTGCGGTTTTTCGTGGCCCGATGCCGGAAACCTTTTTAGGTCGCGAGGTCGTTAATGGTGATCGATCCGACCTTTTGAATCTTAGCCAGCCCGGGAAGATTATTGGATTGAAAGCGAAAGGACCGGCTTTGGTTCCAAGCGAAACTAATAAATTTTTCGTGGTAGATCAGACAAACCGGGAAGTTTTCGAGAATCGATTCGTTAAACAAATACCCTTGAAAGTGGCGGCTTAACCTGTCATATTCGGGCTATGGGATATCCCATACTTTTATTAATTAGCGAGGTTACAAATGATAGATTTAGAAAAATGTTTTCAGGTTGTGAAACGCGGCGTTGAAATTTCAGAAAAGGCCGACAAAAACTATTCGAACTGGGTTTCTCGGCAAACTAAACTCCAAGCGATGATGGACATAAGCGCAGCGCACAAATCGCAGCCGTTAGACATTGATCGTTGGCTGGCGGCGGACGATACCAATTTTATGCATGATTTGATTGGTATTCACAACCATATAAACCGCGAGACCGGGAAGCTTGAAAATGCTTTCATGCCTCGGTTTGCTACACTCAAGAGGAGGGGGACGAGCTGTACGGGGAGGGCAATCAATGCCTGAAGAAGTAATTAAATTAGAGGTTGAAATGCGCGTGAAGGTCTACTTGTTTGAAAAAACAACGATTGACGTGACGGAGTCAGAAATAAGGGAGCTGTACGAACTTGATCTTGAGGACAGTATCGAGGACTATCTTAGGGATTATGTAAGCGTTCATAGGCTTGAAGAAGTTAACGATCAAGTTAATTTAGATGATTTGAATTCTATGGAAATGGAAGCGCCCGAAAATGGACAAGTTATGGAAGTGACGAGGAGAGCGATCAAGGAATAGCAGCCGCAACCCACTAGCAGCCCGGGCATGCCCCGGGCTTTTTTTTGCTTTTTTTTAAAGTTTAGATATGCGAAGATATGCGGGCCGAAAGGCAATTTTTTAAAAATAACTAGTGAGGTTAATTAAATGTTAGAAGGTACACCCTTTAAAATTCTAGAAAACGAAACTGGCTCCCTAGAGTCGATCCTAAAAACCGTTAATGATCAGGCGGCCCGGGCAGCTGATTACATCGCGCCGAGTTCTAAAATGCAGGTTAGGTCCGCCGACGGCGAAACTAGCGTGATTCTAGAGGCGGAGCGCGGCGAGCCAACGCGGTTTTTAAAAACTAACGACGTGGCGTTTACGCAATTGGCGGAGAAATGCAATTTTGAGGTCCGCAGCGCGAGGCGTTTTCGTGATAATGAGAAATACGCGCCGCATTTTGATGGGCTGATTAACGAAATCCTGCAGAATGAACCTAAGAACCATATGCTCCGCACGTTCGAAAACTTAGATGGTGAGCAGCCGACATTGCGAGCGATTGTTTCCGATAAGTTTAAGACGTTCGATAACAGCGATCTAATACAGGCAGCATTGCCGCAGCTGCTCGGGACCGAGGCGGATTGGCAGGTAATAAATGGCTGTGTTACCGATCGCAAAATGTCTATTCGTTTAAAATCCCGGGTTCAGACTGGCCAGCCAGCCGTTGGGGATCTAATGGCAAATGGGCTTTTTTTGTCAAATAGTGAAGTAGGGCATGGCTCGGTTTCTATCGCGCAAATGTATTGGACTTTGATTTGCTTAAACGGAATGCAAACCGCTAATAAGTCTCGAAATACCCATGTTACTGGCGGGCGCGGTTCCGATCACTGGGACGTTTTGACGCAAGAAACGAAAGATCTTGATAACCGGGCACTGGCTGCGAAGATTACCGACATTGTCGGAAGCTTTACCAGCCGAGAGTCTTTTGACGAAGTTCTCGAAAAAATGGCGAACGCGCACGAAGATAGGATCGACGGCGGTTTGTCTAATCCGAGCGCAGTGGTGGACGCCGTGGTTAAGGTTTTAAATGTTCCGAAGAAAAACACCGAGTCGATCATGGCCGGTCTTATGTCAACTATTCAGCAAGAAGGATACGTTGGTAAACCCCTTAGCCGAGCTACCCTTGTTAACGCGGTTACCGCCGTGGCTAATGATGCCGAGCCAGATAAGGTAGACGACTGGCAGCTCGCCGGATCTACTATTCTCGACTTGAACCGCAGTCAATGGGACGTGATCGCGGAGGCACCGAAAAGAGAACGCGAGAAACTCGCAGCCTGATTTAGCAGCTGCAGCGACTAAGCCCGGTTAATCCCGGGCTTTTTTTTGCCTTTTATCTATGGGATTATGTGCGCTTCTTAATTAGCGAGGTTATAAAAATGAGTAACTCAATTTTGTTTCGAGAACTGGGAGATGCTGAAATTGCAGAATTCAAAGCATACGCCCGGGAAAATCACAAAGCCGGCGATCCTATCGAGCGCGAGGTTTGGCATCCCGTCGTAGTCGAGGAATGCGAGTTGATCGACATGGAAGCGATCACCGGCGGCAATACCGGAGCCGCCCGTTGTATTATCACGCTCAGTAGTAAGCCGTCTTATTTCATTATTGCCATGCGCGAACGTGGCGAAAGTGACTGGAACTTGGAATTTGGCGATTTGGAATTTGACGTGGCTTTGCAAGAGTTTAAAGACCGCGTTTATTCCGACGGGCACGAGTACCAGTTTTTGATTTGGGAATGTCTCGATTATTCGACGCAGGCAACCGCCGCCGATCTAGACGTTTTCAACTCTGAAGAATGGAAACCGTTTTTTGATCGATTTTCTGGAGCTGGCCACGTCAAATTGATGGGCGGGCGCGCTTACTTGTAAACCGTTCCGATCTAACCAATTAAGCCCGGGCATTGTCCCGGGTTTTTTTTGGTCTTTTCAAAGTTAAACATGCCGCCCCGCGGCCCTTGCTCCCTAGTCAAAACCTACCGAACTGTGAACCGTGGTTTGTGGTTCGTTAGTTCTGGCCACGATTTGCGGTCGACGCTGCGCGCGCCGCAGCTCGAGTCCCGAACTAACGATCATGACGTGCGGACCGTGGACCGTGGACCGTGGACCGTGGGATTTTTTTATTTTTCCGGGCGGAGGATCGGCGACCGCCGCCGCAGCTGCGCCCATTCTGGAACGGAGATCGCGAGGTCAATTAGCTATGCGATTTATCCCATCTCCTGGCATACGTGATTTCCCGCAAATTCAATCACTTAACCGCGGGCTCTTTTCGATCCCCCGAGACGTTGGGACCCCCGGCCTCGGATCGCGTCAAACGGCCCACGAGCTGCAGCCCATTGCGCCGGATCGCCGACGTTGGGCACGTTTGGCCGGGTCGTGTAAAGGTGCAGGTTTTACGCAAACAATCCCATAAAAAACGATATAGGTTTCACTTTGAAAAAAATGTGCTATATTTGCCTCGAATTTAGGTAATTTTTTGTATAGAAATGGCCGAAAATGCAGTAGTCGAGACCCGTGGTCGCCCGTGCAAGACTGAGAACACGCGACTAACGAAGAAGCAATGGGATTTCGTAAACCTTGTCTGCGTAAAGGAGGGGGAAATGACCCTCCGCGAAATAGCCGCTGAAGCGGGATACGCGGCCAAGTCTGCACACACCAGAGCCTATGAGCTGTTAAATCCCCGTTTGAACCCCCATGTCGTCAAAGCCGTGAGAGAACGGCGTCAGGAGCTGGCCGAAAAATATAATGTTGATTATGGTCGGCACGTGAGGGATTTACAGAGAATCCGTGATGCGGCAATCGAGAACGGAGCTTACTCTGCTGCTGTCCAAGCGGAGTACCGTCGTGGTCAAGCTGCGGATTTGTACGTTTCACGCTCCGAGATCCGTCACGGATCGATAGATTCCATGTCCAAGGCCGATGTAGAAAAAGCCATTTTGGATATCAAACGTCAGTTAGGGGAAGAGCCTAAGATTATTGAAGGTGAGGTGATTGAGCCAGAAGCCGGAAAGCCAGTTTTGGAGTCAGTTAAAGTCGGGACTCCTGAAAGCTCGTAACGACGTTATTTTGACTCGCATTGAGAATGCCAGTACTCCGGGAATCCCGGATATTTTGTTATGCGATGAAAAAAATAATTTTCATTTAATCGAATTGAAGGTATCCAAGGGCAATGTGGTCAAGTTAAGTCCGCATCAGGTAGCGTTTGCTGTGAAGCATTCGGAGGCAAATGTGTGGGTGCTGGTCAAGAAGCTTGGCAAAACGGCCCGGGATTACACGGTATTCTTGTTCAAGGGTCCCCAGATCTTTGATTTGGTGCGATTTGGGCTAAACAAAACGGAACCTTCTTTAAGTTTATCTGCGCCGATTGACTATGATTCTTTGTATTTGGCATTAGTTTAGGGTCCCCTATGAGCCTCCCTATCGGCACGGAACTTGAAACACAAAAATTGAAGCTTGAACTGCGTTTGAAGCAGTTAGAGCGCGTAGAGACGTGTCACGATGAATTTATACCCTTTGTTAAGAGCATGTGGCCCGAGTTCATTGCAGGGCGGCACCACTATATTATCGCAGAAAAGCTGGAACAAATTGCGCGGGGCGAGATCAAACGGCTAATTATCAACATGCCGCCTCGTCATACCAAGAGCGAATTCGCCAGTTATCTGTTTCCGGCGTGGATGATCGGGAGAAATCCTGCCATGAAAATCATTCAGGCGACACACACCACGGAACTTGCGGTAAATTTCGGACGAAAAGTCAAAAATCTGCTGGAAACCGAGGAATATCAGGAAATTTTCGAGGATTGTGAGCTGTCGGTTGACAGTAAAGCGTCCGGACGCTGGGACACCAAGTCTGGCGGGATGTACTACGCGGTGGGTGTAGGCTCAAACCTAGCGGGTCGTGGTGGTGATTTGATTGTAATTGACGATCCGCACTCGGAACAGACGGCCATGTCGGCCAGCGGCTTTGAAAATGCGTGGGAATGGTACACAGCGGGTCCCAGACAGCGTTTACAGCCGGGGGGATCTATCGTTTTGGTACAAACCCGGTGGTCAGAGAAGGATATGACGGGAAATCTGATCCGGCAAATGACCAAGGATTCGAT